ACCAAAGGCGTAGCCCGCTACCTATCCAACTTCACCCCGCCCCAAGTGGCACTGCCGAGACAATAAGGGAACGACATGAGTGACAAATATCCCGGTGGCCTAGTAACTGCGGCAGCGCCCGCAGGATATTCCGTTGCGTTTGATGGGACGGGGGACTATTTAACTGTTCCTAGCAATGTCGCATTGACATTGGGAACGGGCAACTTTTGTTTGGAATTCTGGGCGTACCCAACAAGCTTTAGCGCCACAAGAAGTTGGCTTTCAAATCGAAACGGCACAGAAACCAACCGTTGGGGCATTGACTCAAATACATCAGGTCAGTTTTATCTGTATGGTAATGGCGGGTTTGTTGTTACCTCTACAGTGCAAACAGTTAATCAGTGGGTGCATGTCTGTGTGACCCGCGCAGGGACAGGCTCTAACCAGACTCGTATTTTTATAAATGGCGCTTTATCTGCTGTTGGCACTTCGTCTACAGACTTTGCTGCGGACATTGTTAGTATTGGTGCGTCACCAACTGGATCACAAGCGGCTATTGGTAACGTAAGCAACGCACGGATTATTAAAGGCAGCATACCTGCAGAATACACAACAACAAGCACCACAGTTGGTGCGCAGATTTTTTCTCCGCCTACACAACTATTCCCGGTAACCAATACCAGCCTGCTGGCTTGCCAGAGCCCGACGATCATTGATAACAGCAGCAACAACTTTGCCATTACCGTCGCGGGCAACGCAGCGGTCAGCACCTTCACGCCCTTCCCGTCCAGCTATTACTTCTACAATGCGCCGACGGACGGCAATACTAGGAACATGCTGCCATCGAACATCGCTGGATTTAACCCTGCGTATGGCGCAGCGGCTCCCGGTGTGTGGACCTTGGATCAAGCGCAGTACTTCACGGCTAACCGCCTGTGGCCTATCTACGACCCATACTTCAACCTGACGACGCTGATGCTGTCGGGTAATCAGCCAAGCGGTGTGACGGACACAAATAACAACGTGTTCAAAGATTCGTCCACAAATAACTTCAGCATTACCCGTAACGGCAACACGACGCAGGGTACGTTCTCACCGTTTAGTCAGACGGGGTGGAGTAATTTCTTTGATGGAACAGCCGACTACTTAACAGCAGCAGGGGCAAACCTTGCGCTTGGCACAGGTGATTTCACCATTGAATTTTGGTTCTATGCAAATGCCTATTCAATTACTACCGACTCATCAACGATGTTTGATAGTCGTAGTGGAGGCAACACAACTGGTTTTCAAATTGGCCCCGTATTTAACGCCACAGACAAACTTACTGTTGGACAAAATACAAGCCCAATCATTACCGCAAGCACAACTTATCCATTGAACACTTGGGTTCATTGTGCTGTTGTTCGGTCGAGTGGAACAATTGTGCTGTATCAGAATGGTGTCAATGTAGGTTCTGTAGCGAATACAACCAACAATTCAACAACAACAAATTACATTGGCGGCGGTGTTTGGCAACCGACCGCTGCTGGCGCAACATTTAACGGTTACTTAAGCAACCTGCGAATTTCAAATACTGCTAGATATACAAGCGGTTTTACACCTCCGACATCTGCGTTTACAACCGACGCTAATACAAGGCTGCTTGCTTGCCAATCCAATCGGTTTGCTGATAGCAGTAGCAATGGCTATACGATCACACCATTTGGCACACCATCCGTCCAAGCCTTCAGCCCATTCGCTCCTACTGCTGCATACAGCGCAGCTACTGTAGGTGGTAGTGGGTATTTTGATGGGACGGGGGATTACCTTACTATCCCTAGCAATACGGCGTTTGAGTTTGGCTCTGGTGATTTCACAATGGAGTTCTCTATATACGGAACCACAAGCGTTACAAGCAAAACCTTTTTGCAGTATGGTCAAGCGGCTGTAACTGGATGGACTCAAATTAGCTGGGGTTTTGGAACCGACGCTAGTAACTTCCCATTTCTTGAAGTAAGTAACGGTGTAAACAATCCGCAATTTACGATTACGTCGAATACCGCTTTGCGGTTAAATGAATGGAACCACCTTGCGGTAGTTCGGTCTGGAACTGACTTTAGAATTTATTTAAATGGTGTTTCTGTAGCTTCAACTACATCATCTTTCAGTCTTTTTGCTCCGGGCGGTACGGTATTTTTTTGGATTGCACGGGCACATGATAATGCGACTCCACGCGACACTTCTGGTTATATTTCAAATCTTCGTGTTGTAAAAGGTGCAGCAGTATATACAGGCGCATTTACTCCACCTCGGGCACCACTTGCAACATCTGGAGCAGCTTCTGCATCTGCGTATTCCAGCACTACAAACGTCAATACTTCTTTTGCTGCCTCCGCAACCAGCCTTCTCTGCAACTTCACCAACGCAGGCGTCGTAGACAGCACCGGCGACAACGTACTGGAGACTGTAGGCAACGCGCAGATCAGCACGGCTCAGAGTAAGTTCGGCGGGTCGAGTATGTACTTCGATGGTACGGGGGATTACCTGCGCGTCCCTTACTCAAAGCAATGGGCGCTTGGTGGTGACTTCACAATTGAGTTTTGGATTAACTACTCTGCCAAAGGGTCTTCTTATCCCGGAATCGTATGCTGCGCTAACTCAAATATTGCAAGCGCGCCAACAGCGGGGTGGGCGGTGGTGTTCTTTGCAAACACTAGTAATCTCTACTTTGAAACGCAAGGCGGTTTTGGTATTCAATCTTCTACAGGAATATCAACAAATACTTGGACGCATTGTGCTGTCGTTAGGAGTGGCTCTACGGTCACTATGTATATAAATGGAACTTCGGTGGGTAGTGGCACATCCTCTACTACGTTTGATTCAACATCTGATCCTTTGTTAGTTGGAATTAATAGGGGGTTTGCTGACACAATAACAGGCTACATCGACGACTTGCGCATTGCCCGCTTCGCCCGTTACACCGCTAACTTCGTCCCGCCGACCTCGGCGCTGCAGCTACAGTAAAAACAAAGAAGGCTTTGATCAATTTTTATTGGTAAAACAAATGCCACTGCGAAAACTACAGTTTCGCCCCGGAATCAACAAAGAAATCACCTCACTTTCCGGGGAAGGGGGCTGGTTTGACTGCGACAAAATACGATTTCGCTTTGGCTTCCCTGAAAAGATAGGAGGTTGGACAGCACTGTCTAACAGCCAGTTCCTCGGGGTGTGCCGTTCTTTGTGGAATTGGACAACTTTAAACAATAACAATTTGCTAGGGATGGGGACTAACCTCAAGTTCTACATTGAGGAAGGTCAGGCGTATTACGACATCACCCCTATTCGTAAAATAGTTAGCCCCATGACAAACAACCCATTTACCACGGTAAATGGGAGTGCGATTGTCACAGTTTCTGATATAGATCATGGCGCAATTACAGGGGACTTCGTTACCTTTAGTGGTGCGACAACCGTTGGTGGTCTTAATTTAAACGGTGAGCATCAGATAACCTTTGTAAACGTCAATACCTATACCATTACCGCTCCCTCCCCTGCAAACTCATCAGGCTCTGGTGGTGGAGCCGCAGTTGTCGCAACCTATCAAATCAACACCGGAAGTGACATCTTCATCGAATATACAGGGTGGAGTGCGGGTAGCTGGGGCGGGGTTAGTGCAAACGGTACCGACACAGGCTGGGGGCAATCTTCAGCTTCTGGAATCGGGCAGCAGTTGCGGCTTTGGAGTCAAAGCAATTACGGTGAGGATTTGTTGTTCTCCCCAAGAGGCGGAGCGCTTTATTATTGGCAACCTAACGGTACTGCAGTTCCTGCGCAAAACAATCGCGGCACGTTAGTCACGGGCACTAATGTGCCTACTGTGATGAATCAGATCATGGTGTCGGATGCCACGCGTATCGTGATTGCTTTTGGCTGTAATGACTACGGGTCAAGCATACAAGACCCGATGTTAATTCGCTGGTCAGAGCAAGAGAATTATCAAGGGTGGACTCCTTCGGCCACCAACCAAGCAGGTAGTTATCGGTTGAGCTATGGCTCACAGATTGTGGCGGCTGTACAAAACCGGCAAGAGATTTTGGTTTGGACAGATGCGGCGCTGTATTCCATGCAGTATGTCGGACCTCCGTATGTATGGTCATTTACGCTCTTAGCTAACAATATTTCTATCCTGTCCCCGAACGCAGCTATCACCTCCAACAACATTACGTATTGGATGGGGATTGATAAATTCTACGTGTATTCGGGTAGAACAGAGACGCTGCCTTGTTCCTTGCGCCGTTATACTTTCAACGACTTCAATATGCAGCAAGCCTATCAGGTGTTTGCTGGAGGCAATGAAGGGTTCAGTGAGGTATGGTGGTTCTACTGCTCTGCTAATTCATTAGAAGTAGACCGTTACCTTATCTTCAATTACGCAGAGAACTCGTGGTATTACGGCTCGTTGAACAGAACGGCGTGGCTGGATACTTCCTTACGCGCATTCCCTGTAGCGGCGACGACAACACACAAGCTTGTTTACCATGAGAGTGGGGTGGATGATGGTTCGACTTCTCCGCCTTCGCCCATTGAAGCGAGTATTGAATCGTCGTACATGGATATTGACGAGGGGGAGATGTTCTCGTTTGTCCGTCGGTTGTTGCCTGACGTGACGTTTGATGGGTCTACGGCAGCTTCTCCTGCGGTCACCTTTGAGTTGAAGACGTTACAGGCTTCGGGGTCCGGGTACAACGTGCCTGCATCCGTAGGAGGTCAGTCTTCTGCTGGCGTGACGCGCACGGCTACCGTCCCAGTGGAGCAATATACAGATCAGGTATTTATTCGTGTACGTGGGCGAGAGTTAGCAGTCAGGGTTCATTCAAGCGGTTTGGGAACCAAGTGGCAGTTGGGTTCACCAAAGATTGATATTAGGCCAGACGGTAGACGGGGTGGTTGATGACCTCTGTTGTTACGGTTGAAGAGCTATCGCTTACCCAGACAAAATCCCCCGCGCTGCCTATTGCGCCTGATCAGTACAGCAGGGTATATCAAGACCAATTAAATAACGTACTGCGGCTGTACTTTAGTACACTCGATACCTTATTAGGGCAGCTTATGGCGACATCTTTACCTTTGCCAATCGCTCCGGGCGGAACGGGGGCGGATGCCTTTGGTCGGCTACGAGTGAGTGAGCCGTATACGCTCTTTGATAGTCAGAGTCGATATGCGGCAGACAATCAATTTGATGTAGTGACAACTGGGACGGGAACGACGACCTTTTTGTCGAATGAGGCGGCAGTCAAGATGGAGGTTACGGGAGTTGGCGTAGGCTCCGTGACGCGTCAGTCTTATCGCTCGTTCCCTTATCAGCCGGGTAAGGGTTTGCTGGTCTTGGCGACCTTTGTAATGGATGGTAGCCAAAGCGTGAATTTGACGCAGCGGGTAGGGTATTTCAACGATCAGAACGGCGTATTCTTCCAACGTATTGATGGCGTGTATTCGTTTGTCCTACGCTCATTTGTCACTGGCGTAGCCAGCGATGCGCGGACCGTGAACCAGTCTTCGTGGAACGGGGACAAGTTGGATGGGACGGGGGATAGTGGTTACACGCTTGATCCGAGCAAGGCGCAGATTCTGTGGATGGATTTTGAGTGGTTAGGTGTGGGATCGGTGCGTTGCGGGTTTATTATCAATGGCCAGTACATTATCTGCCACACCTTCAACAATGCGAATGAGATCACGAATGTCTATATGACTACGGCGATTTTGCCTGTTCGTTATCAAATCAGCAGTGCGACGACTCCGGTGGCCGCGTCGATGAAAGCGATATGTTGTTCGGTTATTTCGGAGGGCGGCTTTGAGCAGACTTCGATAGATCATGTAGCTCGTCGGGTAACGGCATTTACCAATATTGATACAGCGGCCACGTTTTACCCGATTGTTTCTATCCGTATGGCATCTGGGCGCTTGGGATCGGTAGTATTGCCAAATAGAGTACAGTTTTGACCTTTGACGAGTCAAAACTATGAGGTGGCTTTGTTGAAGAATCC